CGACCCCAATCGGTCATAAACATTAATTTTTTGATTCTAGTGTAGAAATTGTTTACACCGTCTAATAAGCCTATCTAATGCGAAAAGTAAGAAATCGGGCATTTGCAATTTAATACCGAGTTGAATTACCTTATAACTCAGGGCATACGTCAATAAGTTGTAACCGATTTTGTAAGCACGAAAGTAACCGGGGGTAAATTTAGATGGGTTTAAAATATCCAATCGGGCAATCGGATTTTGCTCGGCTAATTGGTTGCCGTTCGCAAAATATAAATATCGCAATGAAAAAAGGGGCCTTGAAAGGGGCCAAGGTCCGAGGGACTAAACAAATTAATCTATTTTCGCCGGCGGCGATTGCGTACGTCAACCAACGGGGCCTATTAGAAACGGTAAGGGCCAAGGCTTACCAAGTTGGCAAGGGCGAAGAATTTGAAGAATTGGTTAAACATTTGCCGGAACCCGGAACCCGGCGGGTTATGTTCACTAAGCCGGATGGGACGCCTTTAGACCCGTCCCCAATGCCCGCCCCAAGAACGGCGGCCCCAACGCCCCCGCCCCCGCCGACGTCCGCCCCGAAGGCAACCGGGGCCCCAATGTCCGAACCCGTCCAGTCTGACGACGATAGCGGGCCTGAAATACCGGACGACATACGGGAATTTGCTAACTATACGTTGAAACAGATAATAAAGGACTATGGTTCCGACGTCCGGTTTTTGGATTGGCTAAACGCTACTAAGAAAATAGAGGACATTCACGAAAAAAGACTAAGGAACGCCAAGGTTGAAGGCGAAGTTATCCCGAGGTCGTTCGTAGCTTCGTCGGTGTATGGCTTAGTTGAACAAGTTAATTTGCGATTACTTCACGACGCCCCCAAAACTTTAGCCGTCCGTTCAATGGAATTGACCAACGCCGGGGAACCGATTGAACACGTCGAGGACATTTGTCGGGAAATTATTTCTTCCCAGATTAAAAACCTAAAAGACCGCTTAATTCGTGAGTTAAAAACGGCATGAAAATTGGAAACGAACGGTTCGAAACTAGTTACCGCCAATGGTTTGTCGATCAAGTTAATAGTTGGACGGACGACATTCCCATTATTTCCCCGAGTGAATGGGCCGAAGCCGAACGTTACCTTCCTAGCTCGGTTACTAGAATGCCGGGCTATTACAGTTATAGCGTCAACCCGCTATTGCAAGAAATAGTTGATTGCATGGACACTAGGTCCCCGGTTCGGGAAGTCTCAGTAATGAAGGGGTCACAAGTCGGTTGCACAACCGGCGTTTTGGAAAATACGATTGGCTATTGTATGCGTCACAACAACGGCGTTCCGGTTATGATGTTAACAGCGGACGACGGCTTGGTAAAAAAGCGTATGGAAAAAAATATCACGCCGATGTTAACCCAATCGAACTTAATGGAGTTGGTCCAATCGTCGGACCCCTCGAACCCTTATAAACGGGGTAAAACTTCCGACTTTATCGGTTGGAAGGGCGGCGGTTCTTTATCCTGTATTGGTGCAAGGTCGGCGTCGGCCATGCGTTCCGATTCCGTTGCGGTTTTATTGATTGACGAATCGGACGGGTTTCCAACTAACGTCGGGTCCGACGGTTGCCCAATGAAACTAGCCGAGTCAAGGTGTCAAGGCTATTGGACGGTTCGAAAAATAGCCCGGCTATCGACCCCAACAATCGAAGGGGTTTCTAAAATAGCGCCCGAATATAATAAAGGTGACCAACGTAAAGCATACGTTAAATGCAAAAACCCCGAGTGTGGGGAAATGCAGGTTTTAAAATTCAAAGGGAAGCGGGACGATGGTTCCCCATACGGCTTGGTTTGGGAATTTGATTATATCGATAACAGAATAAAGCCGGGTTCCGTCCGTTACGCTTGCATAAAATGTGGTTTCAAACATCGTAATTCCGACAAAACTTTTATGTTCCGCCATTTCGAATGGCGACCGACGGCGGTTCCAATTACCCCCGATATTCGAAGTTACCATTTGCCCGCTTTATATTCCCCGCCCGGAATGTATTCATGGGACGCAATCGCCGTATTTTGGACGGAAGCTTGGGACGACGAAAATAATAGACCGAGGGATTTAGAAAAATTACAAGTTTTTTATAATAACATCCTAGGTGAACCCTTTGTTTTGCAGTCCGAAAAATTAACATTTTCTACGATTTCGGGACACCGGCGTTATTATAAATCGGGGACGATTCCCAACGAACACGCCCTACGCTATGCCGGGGGCCGGATTGGGCCGTTGACTTGCGCCGTTGACGTTGCCAAGTCCCGACTTGACGTTGGGGTTTTTGGATGGGCACCGGGCCGCCGTCCTTATTTGATCGAATATTTGGCCTTCGAGGGCGATACGTCCGACCTTGATAACGAACAAACATGGGGCGAATTAGCTAAACTAATCGAGACAAAAACTTATCAGGACGAAGCGGGGAACCACTACCCGATTCAAACGACATTTGTTGACGCCGGTTTCCAGACAAAAATAATTTATGAATTTTGCGCAAATTACCAACAAGGGGTTTTTCCAATCATGGGTAAACCGGCCCCGGCTTCTGGAAGTAATACGACGGTAAAAGAATATGCCGAATTTAAAACTAGTGCGGGCGGGATTGGTTATACAATTTGGGTCGATCATTATAAAGATATTTGGGGGCCGGCCCTTCGTCGGTCGTGGTCGGGCCAAGGGGAAATGCCTTTGTTGCATTTTAACGCCCCAGTCGATATTACAGATAAATCCCTTCGTGAATTAACGACGGAATATAAGCGGGAACGGAAGGACAACCGGACTAAAAGAACCCTTCGGTTCGAATGGTATCGACCTGGTAACGTTCGTAATGAGTTATGGGACGTACTGATTTATAGTTCTTGCGCCTTGGATTTACTTGCTAGGGAAGTCTGTACTAAACAAATAGGTTTGGAATTTATTTCCTGGACAAGTTTTTTCGACTATTGCGAAAAATCCGAGGTATACTATTTTAAAAATTAAATTATAGGCGTAGTATGGACCGGGCATTCACTCAAGAACGACTAGCAAAAACTAGGCAACAAATTATTGCTTACGAAGAAGCAATAGACGCCCTGGTTACCGGCGGCGTTAACAGCTATGAGCTAGATACGGGAATGAGTAGAACGAAAGTAAGTAAACTAGACGTTGATAAAATGCAAGACGCTCTAGACCGCTTATTGAACCGGGCCGCAACCCTTGAGGCCCGGTTGAACGGCGGTTCAATTACAGTGAGGCCCGGCTATTGAAAATATTCGGTTTGAATTTCCCGCCTAAGAAAAAAGCGCCAACGCCTGTTTTGCCAACGGTTGCCGTTGATAAATTGCCCGACTCTAAGTTAATGGGGGCGGCTTATAGGGCGGCGGGCGTTTGGGACGGGTCGAAATTTCCGACCGGACTTCCGGCGGTAAATCAAGTTTTGCTAACTGATTATTGGACGCTTCGGGAACATTCAAGTCAATTTTTCAAAACAAATTTATATGCACGTGGTTTGATTCGTCGTTTAGTGACGAATGAAATAAATACCGGCTTGGGCGTTGAATCAATGCCGGACGAAAAAATATTAGGCGTGGAACCGGGTTCGTTGGACGATTGGACCGACACGGTTGAAAATAGGTTCCATTTATGGGGTAAAAACCCCGATATTTGCGATTTCCGACAAGCTAAAACGCTCGGAGCTATCCAGGCGGACGCCCGAAGGGAAGCCCTTATTTCCGGGGACGTTTTGGTTGTTTTACGACCGGCCCCCAACGGTTCCCCACGGGTTCAACTTGTTTCAGGGGAAGCCGTTCAAACCCCGTTTATGCGTAACGTTAAATTAAAACCCGGTCACGATATTATCGAAGGTGTCGAGATTGACGGGCAAGGCCGGCAAGTCGCATATTGGGTTACTCAATACGACGATGGGGAATTTTTAGAGAGTAAAAGAATACCCGCCCGGTCGTCTAAAACGGGCCGGCGATTGGCTTGGCTAGTTTACGGTTGCGATAAGCGGGCGTTCGAGGTTCGGGGCGAACCGTTGTTAGCGTTGGTTTTGCAATCGTTATCCGAGATTGATAAATATCGTGACTCGGTTCAACGGAAGGCTTATATCAATTCCGTTTTAGCCATGTTTATTAAAAAGGCCGAAGATAAACCGGGGACCCTTCCCGTTGGGGGCGGGGCGGTTCGTCGTGACACGGTTCCCGTAACCGACGGCGACGGCGCAACCCGGAATTACCAAATTGCTTCGGAAATTCCGGGCATGGTTGTTGAAGAATTGCAGACCGGGGAAGAACCGGTAGGTTTTAATTCTCAAGGGATTGATTTAGCGTTTGGCCCCTTCGAAGAATCGATAATCCATGCAATCGCTTGGGTTAATGAGATACCCCCGGAAATCTTAAAATTGGCTTTCAGCAATAACTACAGTGCAAGCCAGGCCGCTATAAATGAGTATAAAATATATTTGAACATGGTTCGAATGAATTTCGGAGACTGTTTTTGTCAACCGATTTTCGACGATTGGTTTTTATCCGAGGTGTTACTAGGTAAAATAGAGGCCCCCGGTTTTTTAGCGGCTTGGAACAACCCCGACCAATGGGATATTTTTGGCGCATATGTCGCCGCCGATTGGTCTGGAGCTATTAAGCTATCGACGGATATTAAAAAACAGGCGGAAGGCTATACCCGCATGGTTAACCAAGGTTGGATTACCAACGCTAGGGCAAGTAAGGAATTAAGCGGGACGAAGTTTGATAAAAACATTCGGCGCATTGAACGTGAAAATTCCTTGAAGGTCCAAGCGGCGACCCCTTTAGCGGAGTTTAGGAAAAAATACGGCGAATCGGCGGCGACCGAAGCCATTGGGGACGTGGAAGAATCTTTAGACGACGTTGACGAAGCAATCGAAGAAACGGAAGGGGAATAAATGCTTTACTTAATGGAACCGAAGTCCTTCGAAGAATTTAAAGCCAAGGTAAGCATGGACGTCCCCGAGTCGTCTTTTAACGATTACGTTGCGGCTAGGGGTTCCCAAGATTCTGAAACGGGGCCGGATATTTATTCTTCCAAGGGCGGTAAGGCAA